CTACAGCTCTGTCCACCTATATTTGTAGCTGTTCCGGTTAGGCACCGGAATGCACGTGGCCTCCACTTCGTCGAGCTTTAGACAAGCTTTTCGAAGGAGCAGGCTCCAGTCCGCGTCGTCGGCTGTAAGGCTCTCGACGGTACTACACGGGATGCGATATTCATAGCGCTGTAATGCGCGATTGAATCGTCTCTTGTAGGACTGCGCTACATCAGTTAACGGTGCGATAAGGTACAACCCTTTTGAGGTTTTGACCATATCGTCCCCACTGTATCTTGATGACACAGGAATAGGGAAGCCGAAGAGTTCTTCGAAAAGAAGCTCTAGGCTCAACCCGATGCGCTCATAACTATACGTACGAATGAGATTGTTAAACAACTCAGCCGTACGAAAGGCCGTGTGCATATCATGTTCATTTGGTACAGCTTTGCACCTAACTGGAACGACGCGATTACCGTTAAAGTAATCACCGCCGCAGGACTCTCGAAAAGGTCCTGCCAGAAAGGACTTCTTTGTGTTGACAACAAGTCCAACACTCTGAAGCGCCACGATAACCTTCTCAGCATGCTGAGTCGGCACAATGATATCATCGCCGAATACACTCACAATGAGTGGTCGGCGTGCGTCATCCGTTGGGACCTCGTTTAAAGGTCTTGACCGGACTCCGCATGCAGCTAAGGCAATAGCCCAGAAACAAATCGTCTCGACGGGGAAGCATAATGCTGAACCCATCGGAGCGAATTTGGCGAAGGTGACATGGTCACCATTCGGAAGCATTGTCCCAAGCGACCGCGAGGCCGAAAGGGCCCGGACCCAGTTATCCGGAAACAAGTATTGAACTAGTTTCCACGACACTCGGTCTGAGGCTTCTTTTAGATCTAGTGTAGCATATTCACCCGTCAGGGATCCTATGCGCGCTAGATTCTGGTTGCGAGATTGGTCGTTAAAGCCAATCTGGGCAGCTACTGCAGGTATCCTGTCTACTGTATCATACAGAAGGCGCATTAAGCCCTGTTGTATGTACATAAACTCTCTCGGCTCCATGCTAATTAGGCGTGGACCTCGTGAGTCTTTCGGGACAAGGACAACCTTTGCTCGAGGATCGTCAACCCAGCAATACTCTAACTTGTGGAATTCATCCGCAAGGTGAGCGTAACTGTAGAAGAAGTAGTCTTCGTATGGGAATACCTCCGCTAACCGCGGAATGTATCTGAACGATTCGTACCTCCTGTGGGGTTCAACCCCACATGCTGACGCCCCACTACCGTGTTTGGGATCGATCTCTAGCGGATTTACACCCGCTAAGAGTCTACATACTAGCCGACGTGCTCGAGTGAGCACACCGCAAGGAGCGGTGAAGTCGTATTGTATGTCCCCAACCTCGATGTCTGCCTGTTTAAAGGCTTGCATCGTAGAGCAGATCTGCTCGTCGGTATAAGGCAACTCTAACTTATAAAACAGGTGAGAAACCTGTCTTATAAGTTGCACTGCATCCGTATCTATCTCATCTAATGGACGTAGGGTTCCATCCTTCTCAAGGATATTTTCCCACGCCCGACGGAATAAACACGGATATGGTCTGTCTTTAGCCAGCGCAAATCCAGGAAACAAAATCCTGGACTCTTGCGTAATGGCCTCCAACGACTCCCCTCCAAGCATGTCGCTTGGAGATCCGTTCTGGTCCGACATACCCCATATCAGCGGGGAGTCCGGCCCAGAGGAGAAGCACATCTTCGTGCTTTCCAGTGACGGCAAGCCACTTGTATCTACCGAGCTCAATGAAGAGCACCCAGTCATATCGACTGGTAGGGTAATACTTGGGCCATAAGCCGCAGATCTTGATTGCGTTAACGTTCGATGAACGCCACTTCCTGTCCTTTTTGAGGGCAAGGATAGTGTTGATGGGGTCAACCCCATACTCGAATGTGGGCAAGCCCCCATTCGGTGTTCTGAGAATATCGTTAACAAAGCTCGATCTAATACGGGAAGTTTCGTCGTTAGGAACGACATACCTTCCGCTTCGATACGCCGCCGTAAGACTTTTAAATCTTTCGGTTGGACGTATCGGGCGAGTCTGGTTTTGGTCAGAATCGTGAACAATAGTTGTTCTAGGCTTTTCAGATTTTCCATTAGTCATTTTGGATAGTCTCCTAAGCCATGCACATTACCGACCTTCACCACCCCTAGTTCCTAGACAAGGAACTAGACGTCTATACTCACTTTTTGGGTGAGTTCCTGCGTCGTACAACCCCCTTAAAAGGGTTGAGCGACTTGTTTTGGATCAATCGAACATATACCCAAACCATGACGACGGCCACCGCGAGGTGGATATCGATATGGGCCAGCTCTCGCAGGAAAGCGAGAGCCTCGGAGTATATGCTATCCGACCCTGATTCGCAGCCAGCCGCGAGGCTGTCTGCGGTACATACCTGGTTCATGTCGAACAAAGGTATAAGATGATGGCTACGGTTAGTAGCTCATGCCCGCGAGGGCGTCACGAACGTCGGAGAGTTCCAGGAACTCTTCGATCAGTTCAAGACCAGTCTTTGCAGCCTGAAGAGGCGCAGTATCAGGACGAGTGACTTTGACATCACTCTGGATCCAGGAATCGTACTTGCCAGTGCTCGCGTTGAGCACCGGTTCACGAAACTGGGCGATTGTGGTCACAAGACCAGAGGCCGAAGCGTTATGACGTACCGTGAGGGACGTCCGCCCGGCCAAGTCTCCGTTAGGAGACGGCGCGTAGTACAAGGCAAGTCCCGGATTAGGGGCCTCAGCCTTGGTGAAAACGCGATCCGCAGCAGGAGAGCCGACGTTGAGGGTGAATGAGGTAGTAGGCAATGCCATGACAGTTGTTCTTTCTTGTTGTATCCGGAATCCGCTCTATATGAGTGGAGAACGTCGTACGGCAGGTAGCCGCAGATCGTAGACCAGAGTGCTCTAACGAAGTACTCATTGTGCCACACGGCACGCAGAGCCCCTCACCGTCCTCGCAAATTAGCGATTATGAGTGAGAGAATGTTCCCAACTTGTTTAATGTTGGGGAGGCGAAGCTCAGGCCAAACAAGAGTTCCGTATGAAAGCGGACCCTTGCGCCTGATGTAGACAATATCCATAAGACTACCATTTACGGTAGAAGATTTATGGTTTTGCCACGGAGCGTTGTAATTGCCTTTATCTATAAAGCAAGTTACATCCGCACGTTTCTCGGTTTTAACCGAGTAACCATCGGCCAAAATAGTGAACGGCACCTTGAAAGTGTCGTCCTCGAATTGACCGATAAAGGACCCAATGTCCATGAAGTAGTCCCACAAGAATGACCAGGGTGTTAATTCCCAGGCTATACTTAGAGGTTTATCTACACCCATGGCATCCACCAACAGCGAAGAAGCTGATGGCGGTCCAGCGAGCGCGCCCCAATTATATTGGACGCGCGCCCAGGTTCTAACGGTGCGTACACCTGTAACGTTACCTTTCCACGTATGCCTTGTGTAGGCAGCGGGATTGGTCGCATCGAGCTCGTAAGGGCTCAGATACGATACATGTGCAGCTCTAACTCTCACAGGCTTCACACTGCGGAGTCTATCGATCTGTCTGAGAATATGCTGATGCATTCCCATGATAGCTTCTATGTCAGCCAAGAATGGTTGAACGGCGAAGTTATTGAATAGGTTTGCACCAGCTATCAGTTTGGCATAGAAGGTCACAGGTTTATCCACGGCTCTAACGATCCGTGAGTCAACCCAGCGACCTACATCTGACCAATCCGTCTTAGGGCTCAAGGTCTTCTGAAATGCCGATAAGGCATGTCGGAAGTCTCTCAATTCTCCGAGGAAAATTGGGAGGTTGAAACCCGCGTCTTGAACGTTGAACTCCATTTTACTGGTAGCTCTCAGTAATGCAACATCTGCAGACTCCGAAAAGGAGCCATTGCCGATGATGTATTCAAGACGGTCAGGACCACATGAAGCAGCGCCCGTACTATCGATCTTGAGGTCCAAGCTGTAAAACTTGGACTTGTGAGTACAACTCACATCGATAAGAGGTGCAGACCACACACGTTTGTGATGGGTCACCTCATTGTACGAATCACGTCCACCTGACGGACCTTCTTGAAGGTCCGACCAGGTGCCGACTTTGCCATTCATACCGGCAAATTCGGAACTGGCGGCGACAATTATTATAATATTACTCCACACAAACCCGCCGACGTACGCATACCCTATATTTAATGGGTATTCGTATCTCCCTGACCTAATATAGGTCAC